ACCTGCTTGAGCGGCTTGTCCTGCCAGTTGGTTAGCTTGTATATCTGAATCTCTTCTGGCTTCTCTCTTCGTTATATCAACAACTTGCTGTTGATACGGATTCATATATCTGCCAACCATGTATGGATCAGCTACACTGCCGCCATAATATCCAGTTCTTTGAAACTCAGGCTGAAATTGTCTGGCTATATCCATACCTTGCCCAGTTGGCTGAAAACCAACCTGTGTGGCAATGTCTGTTGCAGAGCCTATTTGCGATGGTGCGCCCTGAACTGCAAGCTGTGCTGTGCCTTCTTGGGCTAATGATTCGTATGGGTCAAAATACGCAAGTCTCTGACCAGGATAAGCCTCATACGGTCTTGTTGTTTCGTAAACTGTTCTACCGAGTAGCTCCTCAAAATAAGGACGAGCGTATTCAGGTAGGCTTTGTTGTGTAACCGTACTCTGCGTTGTAGCTGGTGCTTTGCTTCCCTTGCTCATTTATAGATCCTTCTCGTAAACGACATAAGATTTATCGAAGCCGTCTTGCCCTAGCCATTTCCAAAATCCTTGTCTTCCTGTTGCTTCTATACCATGACAGCCATTGTCTCTGCCAAACTGTTTAAACTTTTCAAGCATATCCCATACCCAGCTATTAAAATTATTGCCGCCCAAAAACTGTATGGCTAACATAATTTTGCCTGGATAGTGCGCCACCTCTGTTGTTCCTACCCCGTCAATATTTTTATCTTCGTCAAAAGCCACCCATAATTGCTGTTGACCGTTCAATATTGCGGCATACAAAAATTCTATGCTCCACCTTCCGTTAGATCTGGCAACCGCTCTTTGTATTTCATCTTTCACATCAGGCCAAGTGTGGTTCAAATATTCTACAGGAACCAAAGCAATCACATGTGTTTTGTTTCTAGGTTCATTTATCTGAGAAACACGCTTTTGCTTCTTTTCTGGTGCAAAATCGAGGATTGTCATTTCTTCGGCTTTCATCGTGGCAACATTCCTCCTTTAGCTAGTGGTGCAGGCTGTTGCGTTGTGCCTGTCCTTTCCATTCTGACTCTATCTAGCATACCGTCTAGTTGTTGAACACCAGCGTCGGTGCTTCCATCGCCTAATCCTGACACGACATCAGCAGGGACAATGTACTCGCCTGGAGACACTGCGACGGGTTGCTGTGTACCAATCATGCCTTGGACTAGGTCATCCATGCCGCCACCTTGACCAATAATTTCGCCCTCTTTTTGAGACCCTGGTACAACAGCTTCTAACGTGTCTTCTCTTAACTGAGCAAATGCCTCTGCGCCAAACTGATCCATAAACATCTCAATAACCACCTCTGCCTCGGCTTCTGGCAATTCTCCTCTTACAGCCATTTGAGCTAACGTAATTAGTCTATCTGGATCTATACTTCTTTCAGACATTACTTCACCGCCTTCAGCGTATTCAGAGTAATCTCTAAGTGATTTTCTTCCAAAGCCACCACCTACAGGCATTTTTCTACCACCTTGAGGAGCAGGATCAGGACTGGTAAACCCTGAAACCATTTGCTGATATTCTTCTAAAGTAATCCTGCCTGCTATTAAGTCATTTACTGCTTGTTGAAGCTGAGGATTTGTTTGGAAGTTAAACTCACCGCCTATCGCAGGAAGCTTTCCTGCTTCTATTTCTTCTGGTGTGGGATCTCTGAAATAGTTTATTTCGGGGCCAAATCCAGCCATACCTTGCTCGGCCATTGTTGCCTCTAACTCTTCAGGAGTAATAGTAATCGAACCACGCAGAGCCGCTTGTCTGTTAGCTGGGCCAAGACCGCCAGGCGCACCTATTGGGTTTATTATGTCATCAACGTCAATGTTGCCGCCTGGAAACATTTTCTTTACTGGCATACCCATACGCATTAGCTCTTCACGCCTTCTTCTAAAGTCGTTTGGATCAATAGAAACTATGCCGCCAGCACTGGCTGTGTAAGTTGCTGTGTCAATATCGTAGCCTGACACAGGAACTCTCGCAGGCTGTAAGAAAGGATCAAATCCGCTTTGAGCAATAATCTGATCTTGTCTTTCTCCTATTGCTTTTTGTCTTGCGGCATCTGCACCAAACTGCCTTTCCATTGCTTCTTGTGCTTCTATTGCCGCTCTACCACCAAGTCCAACAGCGGCTGGAATTGCCGCTCCTGTTGCGGTAGCCGCCTCTAGTAAGACTTCTGGGTTTTGAGATACATTAGAAGCTATAGTGCTAATGTTTTCTCCAAACGCAGGAGCGTTTGAAACAGCCTGATCTACAACTCCTTGAGCAACTTCTTTTGAAACGGTGGGATCAGATAATATAGCCTTATCAACTCCTTTTGCCCCTCCCAAACCACCTACAAACTTACCTATTCCATAACCAGTAAGACCACCAAGCAAACCTTTCTTGAGGTCACCTGTTTCTATAAATGTTCCTAGTCCAGAGCCTATTGCGCCTGCTAACGCTGGACTTAACCCAGCTAATACTCCTCCTAAAGCACCTGTGCCAGCACCTAAACTACCCAAAGCCCCTAGTATCATGCCAAGAAAAGCTTCTGGTTGTCCTGTCTGCGGATTGACTGTTAGAGATCCTGTTGGGGATAACGAGGCCAGCCCCTGTACTTCAGCAGGATTCATGTGGACTAACATGGTATCTCCATACCGTCCTTGATTGGCTAAGACATCTGCTATGCCTTTCATTTGCATTGGTTGGTTTTGCATTAACTTGTCTCCACTCCGAATAGGTTGAAGCTGAAGTCACCGCTACTAGCGTAAACTTTAACTACATCGGTTTGATTTAAACAGAGTCCTATCACTACTGTTCTGGTTGTTGTTGCGGCTACATCTTCATCGTAAAAAATAAACTGTTTGTTATCTGCGCCTGCGCCAGCAACATGTATGCTGACTCGGAACGTACCCCCAGAACTACCACGATTACACGCAACTAGACTACTCACTGTCGTTTGAGTCAGATCTGGTGCTGTGTACAACGTAGTTGTAGTAGTAGCACTGGGAGCAACCTGCCCTAGAACCTTTATGACATCTGCCACTAAGAAGCCCCCATCAAAAGGAACTGAAACCTACGCATAGCGAGGGACGTTGTCTTATCGTCCCTTTTCTTTGCAGCATCAATGTCTGTATCTATCTGATCGAAAGCAAACTCAATGGTTCTTCTTGTGATTGCCTCGTTTTGATTGTCATAATCTGGCAATGGTACTGGTAAAGGGTTTCTTCTAACTTCTGCCATTATCTTCTTCCGTCTTGTCTCATGCCAAACCTAAACCCGCCAAGCCTCCATCCGTATCCAGTTCCTGTGGACTCTAGCCTCAGAACGGTGTGCCTAGCTCTCGCTCTTATATTTGACTGTTTAGTAGTATTGGTAATCGTTGCTGTGGCTATCGAACTCGGTGTTTCTAAAGGAAAGTTGCTTCCTTTTATTGTCATATTCACAGAGGGGGTTGCGCTACCACTAAATGAAAAATCAGGGACAACTCTGTCAATCATCATAAAGTTTTGACCATCGCCAATCTCAAGATCACCCGACTCTATAAAGGCTGTCATGGGAGAACCATCGTCATCATATCCAACTTCATGGTTAAATATGTAATTGTCATTAGTGCTTGTAGTAACGCTTGATGCTATTGGGCCATCCAATACACCACTGTCTAGCCAAGCACCTCTGCCTAGTGTCCCTACGGCCCACAGATTCTCATTGTAATTATAGCTAACGTAATTAGTGATTTCTGTGTCGCCTGTCCCGACAGGATAAAACCAAATAATTTCTGAGTATGTATTGTTCTCTGCGGCAAATACTTTAAACGCCTGAGACACATTTAGATTCGATAAAACAAAATCTTGGACTGAGCAAGGTATTTGTTGCACAGCACCGTTGTAAAGATAGAAGCCTGTCTTATCCATGAAGTAAACATTTCCCCTTGCATTTACAGCGGCGTTAGGTGAAATCATGGATACGTCTGAACTGATAGTTGTAAACTGAAACACAAAGGGTGCGCCAACAAATCTCATTGAATGAACCGATACATCAGTCCATATCAGTATTTCTTGTCTTGTTTGCAAGGCACCAACTATCTCACTTCCTGAGTTTATTCTTACACCGCCAGCGGTATTCGTGGCGGTTGGTGTCCAATCTGTAATACTTTGCTGATCTGAGAATCTTACAAATAAGGGATCTTGATCCGTAGATCCTATTGGATTAGCACCAAAAGCGATAACATGCTGATCGTTGTCGCTGACTAAAACTTGGGCTGCGACTGTTGGGCAGTTAGATGCTCCTGCTAACGAGGCAATATTAACGCCCCTCGTTGTCAAACCATTGGATTCGTCCCAATAAAATATGCCGCCATTTCTGACGTTAAACACAAGATCTTCACCAAAATTGTCTTGACTGAAAAGTCTTAGTTGTCCAGACACACTAAGAGCCGATCCGCTACCCCAAGTTCCATCCCCCCAAGGGTTAGCTCCCCAGCCAGCCGCTGACACGTAATCAGTCAATCCTGTATTAATTTGATATGCGCCAACTGTAGATCCACCACCATTGCCGCTGTCACTTGAGTTAGCTGTAACAGTGTTGCCTGATGTGTCTTTTGCCACGATTGTAAAGGCATTTGCGCTGGTGACACTAGCAACTTGGTATTCTTGATTGAGAACAGTAGCGTTAACATTACCACCTAAACTAGCCGCACCAGAAAAAGTTACAAAGTCATTTTGCACCGCACCGTGGCCTGTGTCAGTCACAGTGACCGTAGATGAACCATTCGTAGCGGAAAAGGTCACATCACCAGCAGATGTCGTATTTCTGATTGGAGTTATATCGTTTGGAGCCACGCCCTCTATGACATAAAATTTTAAATGTGTCCCTGCCCCGATATATTTAATTGCTTCAAGTGATGCCCAAGAAAACAAAGATCTGCACACACCAAGAAACGCTGTGGTGTTGAGCTTTGCCCACCCACCTATTTTTTCTGGTCTGCCTTTTCTGAATCTAATTTTATCAGAATCAAACCAACCAGAATCTGCTGTGTATTCAGTTCCTTCCTTGTCTATGCCTGGAGCAAACTGTATCTTACGAAGCGGCATTTAGAATCTTATCCCTGAAAGATTAGGTATGACTCCACCACCTACCCCATATAAGCCACCTATGCCCATGTTAAAAGGATTGATTCCTCCTTGACGGATCTGATCTATTGCTGCTCGTTGCGCTGGAGTTAGGTTATCTAAATAAGGGTTCCCTCCAGCAAGAACATCTGACGCAGGATCAGGTGGAGGAGGCTCCATCTCTGGTATAGGATCACGCACTGGCGGCTGTGTCTCTGGAGTCGGTGTTTCTAAGATAGGAGGCTCATCCATAACCATATCATCGCCAGGACTTGGGGATGCAGCGTTTCTTCTTGCTAGTTCTGCCGCATATTCTGCGTTAGTTACTGCACCGTCTCCATCTGTGTCAAACCCTTGAGATATGGCATAGTCTTGTTGTGCAATAGCTTGCTCTCTAGTTTTTCCTTGATCAGCCATAACTTCTAACAGTCTTGCTTCATAAGGCGTTTGAGTTGGAGGCGTTTCTGCTGGAGGCATTTCTTCTCCTGCTGGGGGTATTTCTGCTGGAGGCATACCTCCACCCTCTGGAGGCATTTCTCCTCCTGTTGGAGGCATCCCTTGGTCTGGAGGCATTTGACCACCTTTGCCTGGCATTCCTGGCATTCTGCCGCCTTTCCCTGGCATTCCTGGCATAGGCATTCTGCCACCTTTACCACCTGGAGATGGCATTGGTGGATAAGGCATTGGGAAAGGAGAACCCATATTGCCGCCTCTAAATCTGTCTAGCATTCCTAATGTAGAATAAGGTCTGTAAGTATTTCTAAAACTTGTTTGAGGCCCACCAAGAGATTGTATTAGGTTTTGAGTTACCATAGGGGAACCATAACCTGGATCTCTGAATGGTATATTTGTTGGCCTTACTTGGCCCATCCCGCCGCCATATACAGGCTCCATGTAATATGGATTGCGATAAGGGCTTGGAAATCTAGGGGGGAACGGAGACATTAACCCACCACCAAAACCTCCTCCAAAGCCACCGCCAGTATATGCAAATGGCGCACCACCAGTGTTAAAGCCGCCACCGTAAGAGCTAGTTGGCATACTACCAAAGCCACCACCAAAGTTCTGCGGTGTGTACCTACCGAATTGATCTTGTCCTGGGAATAGGCTCATTTTTTATCTCCTAATCATCTCTGTCTGCCAATGCAAGCATTCGCAACCTTAATCTCTTGCTTCTTTCTGGGGTTTGCTTACTCCATCTGCTGTCATCCATTTCTAAAGCTACTTGCCCCCAAGCCTGATCCTCTACCGCTTGGTTCATATATTTGAATTTACTAAGCCCAGTTGGCCCCATCTGAAAACACATGTTTACAAGCACATGTTGAGCTTCTTGTGGCAAATCTTCCCAGGTCTCATATATTCTTCTGCACCCGTCAATAGCAATCTGTACATCCTCTTGAAACAACTCATAACACCTGTGTTCTGTAATGCTCTCTTCTTCTGGTGCGCCATCATAAGCACTTCTGACTGGGAGACTGGCTTCTGGAT